CCTGGACTTACTTGAGCATACTTAGTAGCATCCATAACCTGTTTAAATGCATCAGGGTCATTAAATGCTTTTTCCATTGAAGCAGTAATCTCAGGAGTTAGCGTTCCATAAGAATCTAAAATTTCTCCTGGCTTCTTGCCAGCCAATAATCCTTGCGCAATAAATACATCCGTCTTACCAAATCGGTCAATTGCTTGGGCAAGACCGCCATTATCATAAACGTTTTTACCGTCCCAAGCATCATCCCAAACTTTAGTATCAAAGATTGATTCACCTTGGGCTACCTGTCGTGCAAGCAAATAAGGTGTATTAATAACACGATTGTAAGCACCAGCGACTTTAAACAAGCCAATCAATGGGCTAGCAATTGCTTTACCAGTAAACTTTAAAGCACCCATTAATCTATCTGAAAAATCAGGTGGTGTCTGCATATAATCAGCAGTACCATAAAAAACTTTTAAACCTTCTTGCGCATTTGGGTCTAATGCTTCGTATGCTTTACGTGCAGAATCATTATCCATACGAGAAAGTTCTTTATTTTTTTTTACAGCCCAACTCATCTGCTCAATTTGACTTTGTTCAGATGGATTTAAATTAGCACGCATGGCTGCTGAATAAAGATTAGGAGAAACCTCTGCGACTACTGGTTTTAAAACGCGCATTAGTTGCTCCTATTGATTAAATTGCTGAAGAATAAGTTCTGCTTCGCCGCTGTCGTCAAACATGGCTAATTTTTGTAATGTATTTACTACACTTGGTTTTGTTCTTGGTAAGTCCATCATGGCTTGTGAGCCAACTCCTGGACCTGAATCAATGCCTGCTGTTCCTGGTTCATCTGGAAACTGTGTTGGTGCGCTCAAAGGAGTGACATTAATTCCAGCCATTTGCGGAACTGTGTTACCCGCCATTGGTGCTGCTACTTGGTTGTCGTAGGTTTGCTGTCCTTGTCCGTAGGGCAATCCTGAAATGTATGTTGCTGGTTGAGTGGGCGACCCATCAGTGCGTTGAGAAAGAGCGCCAGGACCTGATGCTGGGGCTGGATTCGCTGGTTGTCTATAGCCACCTTGTTGTTCTGCCATTTCTAATCTTCCTCATCATCTAAATATTTTTCAACTTCTGCTGCAGTTGGGATACGCCATTCGACCCAATCTGGATAACATTCTTTATCTGAAATGATTGAACGTGCAATGGGTTCTGAAAACCCAGCACGCATAAGCGAAGCATGAAACTCGTATAACCAAATACAGTACTGGTCTAGTTTTGAATAAGAATCATCAGTAACAGTTGCAACTTTTTTCTTACGAGATGTTGCCACGGTTATCTCCTAACTGATGTCCGAGCACTTGCACTTGCTTTACCACTTGATGTTAAACTTGAAAGTAGTGTTTGTATATCTGGTGGTCCGCCCATTGGAGCGCCTCCTGCTGGCGCGGCGGGAGCAGGGGACGGTTGCTCAACCGAAGGTGCACCAGCAGGAGGTTGTTCTATAGTGAAGACTTCATTAATTGCGTCTTCAATTGATACACCCTTCTGGCGTGCCTTAATAACATCGGCAATTTGTTTAACCAGAGAAGTCGGGTCTTGACCTTGGGTAATCATTTGTGGAATAGCCTGTGCTGATGCTTGTAGTGCGCCAATTAACGTATTGCGCATGTCTTCTACTTCAATCTTTTCTTGCTCGCTAGTTACGTTAATACCAAATGGTAGTTCACGCATAGCCATATCTTTAGAAATTAACTTACCACCTAATGCTTGTAGCATGAAGATAAGACCTTGAGCAGGGTTTAACCCAGCCAACATTCCATAACGGACATCGGCTGAGTAGTCACTCTTAATATCTTTAGATGGTAGGTAATCAAGACTATATGGAGAACCAGCATCTACACCACGAATTGTTTTCTGGAAGTTAAAGAACTTCTCGTCAACATGAAAACAAATTGTAAGAACATCTTTTAGAGCAGAAGCAAAGATTGCTTGTGCCGATTTAACTTGTGTATCAAAACCACCCATAAGCGCTTGAACGCCTTGTCCCGTGATGATTGATGCATCAATGTTTCCAGTACGTCCCTCTGGGTAACGTGTACCAGTACGTAGTTCTGCTTGTAGTAATTGTTGTTCAGTGAATGCGCCTGCTGGAATATTTAAATCAACACGGCGTACACCTGCTGGGTTGGCTGTGCGGATAACCGCATCTCCACCCAACTGTAATTCTTGAACATCGTTAGGTAGAACAATTGGTGCCTGTACTGACTTCTCTGCTGCTTCCATCGCAAGTAATGCGAACCTGTTACGAAGCAATTGAATACCAAGTACATCATCAAACTGTCCACGCATTTCGCCATCAACAGATGGGCGTTTAGCAACTATTACCATCATCTTGCCAATTGGATTAGGCGCTGAAGATAGTACTAGATTGTGGCGTTCTGGCATATAAATTATAGATTGGTCTTTATCGTAATAACGAACAATCTCAACTTGAGAACTTAAGTCTTGCTTAAATCCATCTTTGCCAAGGAGTTGATATTCAAACTCTGGAAACTGTGCAACCAGTTCACCCAAAGGTAATGAGTATCGTTTAGCGAAGGCAGTACAGCGTCCATAGCGGTCAAACTCTGGGTAAGCCCCTATCGGACTTTCTATGCGTATACGCGGTAAGCCATCTTCTTCGTCTAATTCAATTATGAATGGGACGAAACCGAATGTGATGTACCAGTCTGCTCCTGTGTACATCTGTACTTGTAAGTCAGAGTTCGCAAAATAATTAGTAGCAATGCGAGTTCTCTTATCCGCGAAAGTACGAGCGCGGTCACTAACTTGATTCGCCGCTGAGCAGTTAACGGCTGGTAGTGGTGCCATAACTTCGGATAAATCCTTAGCCACAATGTCAATAAAATTTGCCACGACATTTGCATCTACACCTTCAGGAAAAAACTCAGGGTAAACCTGAGAAATTTGTCCCTTACGGACAGCAAGGACATCTAACTGACGGCGGTCGCGGTCTGCTGAGCGCATGCGAAGCGCGTCAATACGTGCCGCAATTTGTTCAATTGTCAATGCCATTGCTGTCCTATCGTAAGGGAAAAGTTATTTTTATTTAATTACATAAACTTAGAACGCATGCGGCCTTTTTCATTAGCCTTTGCTGCGTTCTTCTGAGTTGTCTTTGCAGCATCTTTACCAACTGCTGCTGCTACACGCTTAGCACCATACATACGCTTTACGCCTTCCATATATGCTGCACCTACTCCGCCTGCTCCAGCCTTCTTAAGTGCTGCTGTCATTCCATCTGACTTAATCTTGTCAATAACTGCTTGAGAAACAACAGTCTTCTTTGTCTTTGCTGCTATAGGTGCTGCACCTTTAGGTGCTGTGTACTTCTTTGCTGGCTTTCCGCCAGTGTTTGATGCCATTGCCATGTTAGTTTCCTATCCATAATTATCAGCCCATTGCTCTGCAAAGGCTTCGTCTAAGTTGATTGAGTATCGTCTATCTGTTTGTGCTCTTGTTGCCCAACGATTGTTAGCAAACTTAGTCATGTAACTTGTCTGCTGCATGAACTCTCTTGCTCTTATAACGGCAAACCATAAAGCCATAACAGTATCTGTCTTGCCTCTAGTGTTTGCTTTCCATGTAATCAATTGCTGGACTAACGCTTTCAATCCCTCTGAGTCAGAGGTAGACGGAAGTTCGATAGCATTGTTGTTTTGGAACTTTCCATCACGGATTGTTCCAAACAGCGTAGACATGGAGGCTACGCCAAAGTTAGTATCCCACTTGTTCTTGCCAGTAAAGTGCGCTTCTAGTCTTACGCCATATGAAGATAGCCATTGACGCAAATCATCATCAAGTGAATAGGCTTTCTGGTGTGCGTTAATTTCAACGCGGAACTCTTGGGGTTTATATTTCAAAACAAGTTCTTCAATCATGGCACGAATCTTTTGCGGATTCGGTTCGCTCATGTTAATACAGTCCAAAACGTAAATTTTAGAATCTACCCTGTTGTAGGTAACTGCTACAAAAGCAGCGTTACCTGCCATAGCAGGGTCGAAGCCAATAATTGTGTAGCCTTCGACAGCATTCGGATGTCCCACCGCGCCTGGCTTCAAGGGACCACGTTTGCGTGTGCCTTTGATTGCTGCTTGAACCAAGGCGGGTGGGAAGATGGAATCTTCTTCGACATCCTCTTGCTGATAAACCAAAGCCCAAGTAGAGGGAGTTACTTCGCCTCTGCGCCGTGCTAGAGTCGGGCCATCCCATTTAGGATATAGGCCGTTCTCATCAGGAGTATCTTCATCGCCATCCCAAGGGATGTCTGCGCTAGGCCAAAGGGTTTCCCACTTCTTAGGGTCTTCGTCATATTCAAGAACTGCTGGCATACCCATGTAGGTAAAGGGACTCTTACCTCCAGACCAGTACTTCGGGTCACGTAACTCTTTGTAGAAATCCTGTGCGGCAATGCGGGTTCCTACCACAAGCAACTTACCATTTTTACCCAAACGGGTAATAACTTCCTTCTGTAGCCAGTCAATCTGCTTTTCAAACTCATGGGCATTGGAAGTAGTAATACAGTCGTCTAGGATAATCAAGTCAGCACGGGCACCGTAAATCTGACCACCCATACCTAGGGCTTGAAGGGTAGGGTCTTTCTCGCTTGAGTTACGCGCATCGCTCCCAAGGTAGACAGTATCAACTCGCCAAGTATCGGAATCATCTTTCCAACCCCCTTCTGGCCCATAAGTTGTTTGCAACTTTAGCCAGCGCGGGTGGCTTAACCTTTGCTTGATTGCGTACACGAACTCGCGTGCTTTGAGTAATGTCTTACTTACCACGATAATGCGGACATTGGGATTGAGAGCGATGCGGTAAGTTGAATAGTTCACAGTAATGACCGTGGACTTAGCGTGCTCAGGGGGTACGTTGATTAACAACCTACTCTGCTGACCAGGCTCGTATTTCATACTAGGGTGAAGCCAAGAAGGCTCACGCCCCTCTAGTAAGTCAATCCAATCTAGATGATGGGGAAAGGCTTTCTGGTTCAGGAATATCTCAGAAAACTGGGGAAAGGTAACTTCGTCCTTTGCTATACCCAGCGCTTTGACGGAATTGTTTTTGGCTTCCTCTTTGGCTTCCACCAAATCAGCCGCAAATTTTTTGTCCCGTAGCATCCAGATACGAACGGTATCTGGCTTTTTGCCTACTAACTCCATGGCTTTATGAGGGCTATGCCCCTCAGACACAAAGGATAAAACCTTTGCCTTTGCTACTGCCATAGCATCACTTCTGGGGTTATTAGCCCCTTTCTGAAAAGTCACAGACCTGTCCCATCTATAAACTATTAGTCTATTACAATCAGTTAGTAACAGACAGTAGATACAGTCTGTAACGAAAAGCCCTAGAGGCTTTTCTTATAATAGGTAGTAAACTACCTCTATATAGTATTAATCCGTTCAAACACCTAAAACGAACACTTTCTGGCAAAAAATCTTTTTGCCTACCTTTTAAATAGGTACATAATAGGACATACCAGGACAGTGTCACAGGGGTACTGTTGTACCAGAAAATAGTTAGTGTAGATACTACTACGCTATCAACAGCAGATTAAACAGTCTGGGGTCATAAATGACCCGCAGGACTGTCTAATTATCTGGCGACTGTACTGTATAGAATATATAGTGACGGGCTACAGTCTTATCGGCGCAACCAGACTGCGCCCCAGACTGGCAGTGACTATACTATCCGTCTACTAATAAAAGATTTTTCTATGTCTGCCGATGGCAAACCCTCACCATGCGGTACACCAGCAATGGCTGTCGTGTCTAAAGCCACGCCGTGCCATGCTGTGCGCCCTAGTCTAATCGCCTTTGCGCTGGTAGCAGTTGCGCCTGCGGCGCGACGCAATCGTAATGCTCCTTGTCAAATCGCCTGAAGGCGATTGTCCAGCCTAAGAGCGTCTGGCTATTCGCCAGACAGGCTGTAGAGTGACAAGGGCATTAGATATGCGTCCGAAAGATTGGTGGTCGGCACCAACCTACAAAACAAAGGAGATAAAGATGAAAACAGAATACATCCCTGCTGGTATCAGCGTTGAACGCCAATGTCTAGACTGTACCGCAGATGTCCTATGTACCGCTTGCCTAGAAACCAAGGAGTCGCGTGACTCCTTCATTGCCCATCAGATAGTTGATGAGGGCAATCTCCAGTACCGCCAGCAACTCCAGATAGAACTTCAACTGCCTTCAGGGCACGACTGGACTGAGCGAGATGAGTTCCTTGAGCCCACCTCGCTCATCTCTGACCGAATCTTCGATACTGACCCAGATATCCATCAGTTCGAAAAGGTCTGCTCAACTTGCCACTTAGTGGTTAACCGAGAGATTGGTTGTACAGCATGCTTACCAGAGGTACTTCAAG